GGTTCGGCGTGGGCTTACTGCCCGGATCTATCGGCAAGAAAGGAGAACCACATGCCGAATTAGCGTGGATATTCCCGGAGCGTAATGAGCTAGGAGACGTCACGGGGTTGATGCGCAGATACACCAACGGTAAGAAGTTCTGCGTCGAAGGGTCGAAGCACGGCCTCTACTACGCCTACAACTACAAGAGCGCATCTACTAAGAGACGATACGCCCCCGGTAAGCACAACTGGCTGAGAGTCGATAGCACCTTGTACCCCAACAAGAACAAGGGTTGCCCCATATGCGGGCGTAAGAAATACTGCATGGTATCCGCTGTTAACCCCGCTAACCCCGCTGCTGTAGTATGTACGCAGACGAAGAAGGGTTCGAGGAGTGAATACGGGTACGGGTTCCTGCATATTCTGGATGAGGCGCGTAATCTGTGCGGTAGCGAAGAACCGGTCGTGTCATTTGTGAATCAGGACGGGCCGGTGCTTATCGTAGAGGGTGCTTCCGATGTACTGGCCGGGCTTACTATTGGTGTCGATACCATAGGGAAACCTTCCGATGTCGGCGGACTGGATATCCTGAAGAAAATGCCGATAACGGGTAAAGAGGTATGGGTACTGGGCGAGAACGACATCAAGGATAACGGTGACTGGCCTGGTAAAATAGGTATGGAGCGCACCCATCTGGCCCTACGCGGTATGTGCAGGACGGTTAGAGTTATGCCACCGGATGGCGTTAAGGATCTGCGCGCGTGGCTGCAACGCGGACTTACGCTCGAACAACTAACGGCCTACGTAAAGGAACACGGTGACTCTAGTCACGATCTAGGCCCGGACGTGTTCAGCGACGACATCGCCGCTGGGATAGCCAAGAGATTCATCGACTCCAGGTACACGGTAGGCAGCACCACAACGCTTAGGACGTATCACGGTGACTGGTTCCGCTGGAACGAGCAGTGTTACGAGACGTTGCAGGAGAAGATGATCCGTGGTCAACTCTACGATTATCTGGAAGGAAAGAGTTTCATCCAGACAGACGGTCGTGGTAGTGAGAAGGTGATTCCTTACAAACCTAATCGCTCGAAGATCGGTGATATCCTGGACGCCTTCAACCAGTGGTCCCACGTGCGCGTGGACCCACCGTCATGGATGGAAGACACGGGTATGCCAGATCCTATCGATCTGATAGCGTTCAACAACGGACTCTTGGATGTTCGGGCTTACACGGAAGGCAAGGTCGTGTTGCACGACCCGGACCCGCGATTGTTCGCGATCAACCGATGTCCCTATGATTTTGACGAGAGTCTTCATTCTGATTTTATCACGGATTATCTTCTTGATACGTATGACGGAGATCAGAATGCAGTGGATCTTATCGCGGAGTGGATCGGCTATTGCATGACACCGGACTTGTCGCAAGAGAAGATGCTTCTACTGTACGGTAAGCCGAGATCGGGCAAGGGTACGATTCTTGATATGGTCGCGTACACGATAGGTGAAAATCTGCGTGGTACATCTAGGCTAGAGGCTATCGGCAGTAGGTTCGGTCTCGAACCACTCATCGGTAAATATCTCTGTACGTTCGGTGACGTACGCAATCCGAGTTCTGAGACATTGGGGCGCGCCCTTGAAGTGATGTTGCAGATAGTGGGCGGCGACTCCATGTTCATAGACAAGAAGACCGTACGCGGTCTTCCGGCTGTACACATGCCGCTCAGATTCGCCCTCGCCATGAACGAGTTACCAGCGTTCACCGATCAATCGCGTGCCTTTGAATCCAGACTGATGACGCTGTATCACGCTACCTCTCATATTTCAGATCAGGACCCCAGGATTAAGCGCCGTATACTTGAAGACGCTAAGAAGGGGTTGCTTATTAACTTCGCTCTGAAGGGTCTGCGCAGGCTGAGAAACAACGACCACTTCACGGAACCTAAGTCTCACAGCATGGTCATAAAACAATTTCGCGTTATAGCCGAACCAGTGGCGACGTTCATAGATGACTGTTGCGAGATAGGTAGCGGGATGTTCTGCGGTAAGAGCGGAATGTATGACGCGTGGGTAGGATGGTGTCGCTCCAATATGCGTAAGCCCGGATTGGCACCGCAGTTTTCTATGTGGCTCACGGGCCACGTACCGGGTCTGGTGCAGAAAAAGATAGGTAACGACGGTGATCGTAGACGCGCGTATGAAGGAATAAAACTGAACGAATGGGCAGCAGCCAAATTCTTGGAGTAAGACGATGAACAAGACGTGGAAAGATTTTAAGAACCTATTCCTGGTACTGGTTATGATCGCGTGCCTTGTGATTATGGGGTGCGGGAGCATACTGAACATGGTGACGCCGGGAGTGATGCCGAAACCGACTGCCGATTATCTAGGCGATCCCAACACTGCCGGTATCACGACGCTGGATAAGTTGGTGGAAGCGAAAACCGATGTCATAGTCAAGCATCGTCGCGCGCAGACAGACTTATTGCGCGAGGCACAGGATGACGAGGTGGGTTACAAGGACGCCATCGGTTTCATCGAGACCAACATCGACGAGTCGCGAGTGGTGCAGGACATCGTTGTGGGTAGCGAGGATCAGCCGTTCAGTGTTCTCGGGATACTAGCGGGATTCGCTGGCGGGGCCGCGATCGGTCGTGCGCTGAAGCGGAAGGGTGACTACACGCCGGAAGAGGTAGAAGTAGAAGTCGGTAAACGAGCGAAAGTATAACGATGCGTCATTTCCTTAGCAGAGAAAACTTGGTGGACCTGGCAGGCGAGTGCCCCAGGTCCGCCATTCAGCGGGCGGTTCTATCGGGTCGTGTCGAAGTATGCGGCAGATTCGATAGAGCCGTGGAGAGTGACGACAGGCACGCGTGGATATTCCGCGTGCGGGGTATGAGGAAGTCGTGGATCGTAGCCGCCCTTATGACAGTGAAAGGCCCGAAGTTCCGTATATTGAAAGACGTTCCGTGGAGATGGTGGGCCGGGCATTGCGGCGGTCTGTCGGGTGGGGACAATCCGATCATTTATGCTATGAGGTGTAGCCATGCCCGTAAGTGATGAGCAGAGGATAAACAGGCTTACGATGCGTGACGCGTCTAAGTTCCTGAAGAACATAACCGGAGTGTACCGTGGCCCAAGGACGATATATAACTGGTGCAAGTACGGCAGACAAGCGTACTCGAAGGAGCACGTCGCACTGAAGCACGAGATAGTGGCGGGGAGTTACTTCACCACGAAAGCGGACATCAGAGAGTTTCTTGAGGAGTTGAGAAAATGAACATATCGCCGGTGTATAGGGGGATATCGTACCCGCATGCACTCAGTTGGTTCGTCAAACTATGGTCACGCGTGATGTGCCCCAGGGGGTATCACCTACTAGACGAGGTATGCAGTACTGGTTTTAGAAAAGGCCGGGATTACGAGACACCAGGGTGGAGTCACTATCTGTACTGTGACGCATGCGGTCTCGTTATACACATCGCGGAGGTAGAAAATGATCCAAGGTAAGAACATGATAAGGTCAGTTCCGCTATATCACATGGCGTCTGGTGACATGTCGCAGACCATAGACGTACTGATGATGGTGCGACTAAAGATGAAACCGGCACCCATCTTGTGGGAGTACTACGGGTCATTCTACATCGTACCGATGGAACACGTCGTGGAGGTTCTAGAAGCTGTGCGCATGCACGAAGCGTCAATAAAAAAATCGGCATGGCAATGCCCAAGGATTTCACTGGACGACGCCATGCCGATAGACTACGCGCTAGGAAGAATGTTATCCAGACGCGCCGATAAAAAGAAATTTCATACTCGCGAGAAAGACGGGGATGAAGGTGGCGAATAGAATTCGCTTCACCCACATCATGTCGTTAGCGAGTTTGGTCAGTAGATCATGGTCTTCCTTAATCTGATGTTCAGCCATTCGTCTCTCCCATTAGGGTGCAGCCAACCTCACATTCTTCGGACCCGATTCTTCTTTAGGCGCCCATCCTTTAAGGGCACTGGTTATTACAGGAGCCGGGATGCCGAAATAGAACATCCCCATTGTACCGGCTACCTGCACGAACGCGCTCTTAAACGCCTTGTTGCCCTTCGCCTTATCGCCAGATACATAGTGGCCGGATGCCTCCAGGAACTTGCGGCTACCCTCTGCTAACTGATTCGGTGCCTCCAAGTACGGGGAGTCGAACGTGTCGAACGAACGCGTAGAACCGCGATATCCACCGGTAGCCTTCACTAAGCTGCGGGTACCCTCGCGTATCATGGACCCCACACCCGGCAGTATACTAGCCGGTGCCGTAGCGATCCCGACAGCGTACTCCCACGGCTCGCGTAGCTCTCTGTGGATACCGGCACGCAGAAGTTCCTTCAACACATAGCCAGCAGTAAACGACAGCCACACAGCCGATAATCGCTGGGCGTAAACTTGCTTAGCTTCGAGACTTTTATCACTGTTCCTGTAGTCAGTGCCAGCGTCCATAACGGACTCGTGCATTTTACCGGAGAACGATCGGAATATGCCGAACACACTTCTCTTCAGTGCATTGGGGTCGCTGGTAAGAAACGTACGATTACCAGCGTCCCACGATGGCTTAGACCGTTGGATGGCGTCCTGATGCCTGCGTGAGATAAGCCTCCAATACTCAGGGCTGTTCTCCGCGACATCGGCTACGTCCTTGTTCTTCCACCAACGCCACGACAACGCGTTCGGACTCTGGTGCATGGTACCCGCCTTCAGAGATTCAAACTCTGCCTTAACACCCTCCCACGTAGTAGCCAGGTCACGTAGGTCAGCACCGCGCACCAAACCCGACCCCAACTCTGCATGCGACCCGTGGCCGGTCATGGCCCGCAAGACTACGCCGGGTCCGCTCGCTTCCGCAGCCTCCATAGATGCAAAGCCGCCGCGATACCGCTGGTATATTATCGGTGAGTGATCCAACATCTCCGCTTTGATAGCCTTGTAATTGGCCAGCCCTCGTAGACTCCGCACCGCGTACGGCATGTCCATCACGGTCATGTTGGTAGGCACAGATGTAGCCTGGATCATTACGACATGCGGGAATCTACCGATTGCACGATAGAAATTCCTCATGAGCATTTTCGCCCACTTAGGTTGTGTCATCGGCGACCGTTCTGATCCCTGCTGCCTGGCAAATGAGTGTCGGAGTAGTTCGTCTACGTTCCCATATCCACGCGCACTAAGTTTACGGTGTACGCCTGGATCGTTGAGTACCGTTCGCGCCAGGCGAAAAGACGGGGCTAGACCTACGTACCCTCCGATAGCATGGCGTTGGTGGTGGCGTTGTTCGAAGAAATCGTGTATCACTAGATTGCCAGCATCGCCGACACGGTTTCGGAATATAGACTGGTCTTCCAACGGATCGATGCGTAGTTCACCCGGTGTCTCCCTTATGTTATTGTGCTTTGCTTGCTTATCGGAGAATGTTCTGCCGGGTAAATCGACGTCACCGCGCACATGCAGAGCGTACCAATCGGGCAGCGTGGCTATGTCTTCGCCCCCCATGCTTCTTGACGTCTTGTTGATGGCACCAGACTGTACCGGTGCCTCCGTTGTTAGGTACTGGTCCTTGATAGCCGACAGCGCCGGGTCGTTATCCACATATGCCTTGATCTGTTCAATGGTGGCTTCCGATATCGGACCCGTAATGCGGCTGTCGGTACCGAACTGTACGCCGTATTTGGTCAGATGTCCACGACCTATCGATATTAGCTCACCCTTGTTGCTGCGCTTTACCTGCATGTCTGACAGGTACAGACTTAGCATCTCTCCTTCGGTAATATCCCACACCCTACCGCCTATATTCACCGGAATTTTAGCTATCGTGGGGGAAAGTTTCTCCGCTACCGCTAGTCTTGGATTGGTGGCCCGGCCCATCTTGGCCATACGGTCTTCCGTTATGCCAGACTTCTCACGAAAATCGTTATCCAGGCGTTCCAGATCCGTTATGTACTCATCCGTTTTCGCTCTGCCATCTTCGGGATTGGTGTGTAGAATTCGCGTGAACGGCCCATCTTCGTTTCCGCCGTCCAGGGTCTTAGCCAATGTACGTCGCGTTGATTCCCACGTGCCGCCGACCACACCCTTTACGTCCTTTACGAATGATCTGGTGGGTCCGGTACTGCTGCGCTGCGGTAGCGCCTTAATGGCACTCCTGGTCTCCTCTATCATGGCTTCTACAGTGGTTGATTCGCCCGCCACCATTACCGGGGTGTCCGGTTTTTCCTTCTTCTCGTCAACGACAGCGGTCCCGGCATCGCGGATCGCACGTATGTGCTTCAATGCTTCTCGCGCCGTGGTGCCCCACTCTACTGCCAGCCGTTCAGCCGCTTGACGTTCCTCCGCACTATCCGGTGCCGGTTCGTACTTGCTGGCTTCGATGTCCTCCGCGACCTTGTCGAATGTTTGCTCTATCTCCTTTACCGCTGTGGTGTCGTCACCTACGTTTTCCAACAGCATGGACTTGACCATATTGGCTCTGGCATGTTGGACGGGCTTCGGTATAGCCACGCGATTTTTCACCGACCCTGCTGCCATAGCAGCACCGGAGAACATGGCTTCTAGCGGTCCGCCTGTGGCAACTGCCGTAGCTACGCCGCTCATTAGCTCCTGGTTAGGATCGGTGAATATACGACGCCACAGATTCTCATTTACCTTCTGTGTGCCTTCTTCCCCCATACCCCTGCCATATGCCTTGACTGTTTCCCACGCGGCTCTACGCATCGGCGTCGAGTCCATACGTTTGAACAGGGCTATCTTCTTGCCGAGAGTCCACCGTTCTATAGCGGCTTCCGGTATCGCCGTTAGCCACGCCCTCAGTGCCCGTGTCTCTACGTCGGGCTCGTCTTTCTTCGTATTGAGATAGTTGCTACCAGCGAGTTGGCCCGCCATTATAGCCAGGCCACCCGGCAGCACACCCGACATCAGTAGGTCTATCGAATTCAATCCGCCTTGTATTAGCTTGCCGGGGTTAGAGAACAATTCTTTTGTGGTGTTGAGCAGCCCCTCCGATTCTAGTTGCAGCGCTTCCTCTGGATGCTCCTCTGTGTGTTTGCGAAAAGCGTCGGCGTAGAATGAGCCCCATTCGCCTACGGCTTTATTGGTGTCCTCGAAATGCTGTGGCACCTTTAGATCGGTATCACGCTCCAACCGTTCCACGTTTTCGCGCTGAACGTCGCCCCACATCTCGGCCAGTCCCGCTATACCGCTGGCCGTAGTCTGTCCCATAGACTTAGCACCTCCACGGATAGCTTCCCACTGTTTATCGACCCACGCTGCATCGGATTCTTCACGTTTCTTCAAGGCACTGGGTGCGGTAGCGGTAGGTTGCGGTGCAGTGAAGTCAGACGTAGGGCCAGTGGGCAATGGTTTTCCGGCTTCCTGATCTGCCAGGGCTTTGCTGAATACCGTTTCCGGCGGCTTAGCGTTGTCCTGCTGCCACGCCTGGAAGCCACCGGCATTCTCTCTTTTCCAGTCATCGAAACCCATATTATCTCCAATAGCCCAACGCTACGCCCTCTTTATACGCCGCTTCGGTACCCTGTTCGCGCAGTTCCCCCTCGGTAGGTGCGCGTTTCTTGCGATCGTTTCGCAGTATAACGCTGGCGCTTGCCTTATCACCAAATGTGCCAAGAGGATTCTCACCAGTCTCGATTCTCCTGGCGTTACCCAGAACATTACTAGCGCCAGCTTTCCCTATACGACCGGTCATAAGACTGGAGTTTCCAAGAGCGGTACGAGCTTCGCGATTCATCCTTATCTGTCTGTTATAATCACCCAGTTGCTTTGCGTCCTTGATAGGATGGGATGAGTCTACCCACGCGCCTAACTCGCGGACCCACACGCCCTTTTTCTTTACCGGTTCACCTTCAGCCGAAGGGTCGAATACTTGGAGGCGCGATGGTTCGCGCCCCTCGTTTTCTTTTCGGGTAAACCAGGCGGGTATGCGCTCTCCCGTTTTGATGTGGAACTTCCCCGCCTGTGCCTCAAGTCTCTTCTCTTGTGCCGTTAGAGCGCTGTACTCCAGAAGGGGGTCGATCGGGTCCTGTGGGTCGGGGAACATCTCGCTGGCTATCTTGTCGCCGACAGCCGCACCCCATATCACCTTGCCCGGGTTATTGCCTAACTGCCCGTTCGCGCCAAGCGTCTGTAGACTCTTGACCATCTCTGCACGCTGCCCGAAGTCTGCCTTAATCTTGTCGACCTCAGCTTGCCCCGTGCTTCGGATTTCGTTAAGCATGGCGGCGGTCCGTTCTGGCCCTAAGTATCTGGCGTTCTTTTGTACGGCGTTCCACTGCATCTTAAATCTGGAGTTTATACCGGCTATTTTCGACTCCATGGTGCTGCTGATGAAGTTGGCCGGGTCCTCGAATCCGGGACCACCAGTGTCCATCTGAAATTGCTGTCCGCCAGCCATCTCACCGTGCGTAGTAGCGGGCTGCTGGCCTAGATCCACGCGTTGGCCGTTAGCCAAGACTCCGTAGCTTCCATCAGGCATGTTGTCATCTCCAAATTTCTATAGCGGCGAGGTTGACATCCCCACTCGCATCGTCATTAGCAGAGTCACAATCTCGCCGGATACCAAAACGCACCAAATCCCCGGCCGCTACACTGTCTGCATTGGTGAGTGTGACGTCAAGCGCAATCAAATTCCCGGCTGTTGATCCACTCAGGCTTACAGTGCCAGCATTCACGGTATCCCAACTTGCGACAGTTTCTAGGTCTAGGGTATCAGCATTCGGCGTCACAGCCTCAACGAATACATCCATTGCTATGTCATTCGTATTGTCGCTGGACATGTAGAGATACAGGGTTGCGTGGATAGCCCCGCTGAATCCATCGATTCCCTGCGGCATAACCTTTGGATCTGTCAACAGGGCTTGCTCTGCGGCAGCGTCAAAGGACCATATCTTCCGCCCCATGTGAGTGTACGTTGTAGAAGCGATGTCACCTGCTACCAACTGGGCATCAGAATCACCGTGCATGTCGTTGTAGGAAAAGTTTAGCAATGTTTGGTGCGAAACAACCGACTTGGTTATCGCCGTGACGATACCACCGCTCACGTCAATATCTGTGATAACCCCGGCGTTGATATCCGTTACGCCATCGGTTCCGTTGTGGTTGAAGAACGTATCCGCCCTAATCGTATCGGTGACATGGATTTGTTCAGCCGGAACTCCGTTAGTTCCAAACTTACATTTGCCGCCAAAGAAGTTTCTGTCACTTGTTCCAGGTTGTCTGATACCATACGCAGTGGTGACGTTTGCGTGATTCTGCTCGGCAATGTATAATCCATGAAGCGTGCCTATGGTACCGGTTCCGGGAATACTCGGTCTTGCAATATAGAACCCACTAGCGCTAGTTACCGATGACCCGTTTTTGTACTGTCGAATTTGTACTAGAACCGGGTACATGTCGTCTACAGTGCCGGTCCCATTTTGGACACACACCGCCTGGAGTCCCCTCAAGCTACCGGTTATCCCCCCGGCCCCTAAATTTGTCGCCGTCAAATATGCACACTGCGAACTGACTATATCTGTGGCCTGCGTAGTAGTAAGATCCAGGTCAAAGCAGTTTTTGGCGTTGTCCGGTGATGAAACCTGAATTGATTGGGTATCCGTAAGAGACAAGCCGGTAAATGTAGGACTATCGCCGGTACCTACACCAAGAGAAGTCCTAGCTGTATTCCCCGACTCGGCTACCCAGTTAGTTCCATCTCCGACAATAAAATTGCCATCGGTATGGGCTAGTGCCGCTATGTCATCTAGCTGGGTGTCCCACGCCTGAACATTTGTGCCGATAGCTAATCCTAGAGATGTTCTAACTGTATTCCCCGACTCTGCCACCCAATTGGTTCCGTCCCCCACAATGAAGTTGGAATCGGTGGGGGTAAGCGCGGCTATATTATCCATCTGCCCGGTGAGAGAAAGAGTTACCACACCATCGGCATTAGTAGAAGCAATTTGGCTGGCGGTACCCTTTACCCAACTCGTCAAATCTGTTACGGACGATACGACGTTATCTGCGTCCAGGGACAATAATCTACTGGCAGTAAGCTGGTCTAGTGTAACGGCCCCTGTAGTGCGGTTGACATGAACTATGTTCGTCACCACTGGGATGTCGTAGGGGCTATCCTCACTGTCAAATGTAGGTGCCCCGACCGCTGTAAGGGAGGTCTCTAATGTACCCCCCTCTGAATTCGCATTAGCCGAGAGCCCCCAGTAGTCTAAAAGGTTATCGGCGTCTACTTCGGTAGGATCTACCCCGCCAGCCAATGTCACAGCGTTCGCGTCACTAAGAGCAGACTGCCAGATACCAACTTCGGCTATCTTACCACCGAAGATAAGGGATGGGGTGCCATACGCGAACCTACACCCTATAGAAATGTCCTCGTTTCCTCCCGGAGCAGAATTACAGGTGGTAGAACTGGTGCCTTTGTTTTCCCCATCGATATAGACCGTACGGCTAGCCGTGGAGGCAAAGACCACCAACGCATGGTGCCATGTCCCGCTACTTACGCCTAGAGTACTAACCGCTAAATCCCAGGCCCCGTCATAGCATAGGGCGGCTACATAGTCTCCCGCTATTCCCCCCCTGAACTCAGCCATATTCTGGTTGCCGCCAGTGGAGTTTCCGTCGTCGTGACAGACTAATGCCGCATTCTGGGTAAGGTCGGTGGTCTTCATCCAACAGGAAAACGAACACGGGAAAAAAGAACCCCCGTTAATGGTGATCCCGGTTGCTTTTAGATGCTGGGTAGCGCCGTCTAGAACAAGTGACATAATCCCATCCGTTTCTTAACCTGCGAAAGTGATATAAAATTCATCAGCATCGCAATATAAAGCGACAGTATCACCTGCCCCCGAGATAGTAAGACCAGTAAACTCGGGGCTATCCCCGGTCCCCACACCGAGTGAGGTACGTGCGGTATCCCCAGATTCAGCTACCCAGGCGGAACCGTTTCCTACGATGAAGTTAGAGTCGGTGTTGGCTAGTGCTGCTAAGGCGTCTAGATCGGCGTCCCACGCTTGAGTGTCAGTACCTACCACCAGCCCCAACTCTGCCGGGGTCACTTGGTGCGGATTCCCGGCCACCAGTATGGAATGATCGTAGGCGTCGTCCCAGTGTGAGGCGGCGGTGGTATCTACGTTCAGCGTGACGTCAGAGTCTATCGTTCCGCCACCCGATAGATTTGTACCGGCTAAAACGGACACACCCGAGTGCGCCACATGCTCGTCAGCTACGAAGCCAGTCCAACTATCGTGATCGAGCGCGTAGATATTAACCGGTGTATTCAGCGTCAAGTCTTCCAGTGTCAACTCGTTAAACGTAGGCGTGCTACTCGTACCAAGCCGTCTTATGATGTCCTGCAACGCCTGCCTAACTTCAGCATGGCACACCCCGTGAGCGGGTACGCGTATACCTGGATTCTGATTAGCCATTTTACCTTGCTCCTATCCGATTATCTGAGGGGCGCCCACCCACCGCCGCCCTGCCCGCCGCCCCGCGACTTTTTCAGATCCGCGATTTCCGTCTGGAGACTGTGTATCAAGTCCTGAAATTGCGACATGTCGTTCTGCTGTGCGCTGGCGTTGTTGCCCATCGCAGTTTGTGTGATGGCCGTATCAGCGCCCATCTGCCCCAATTTTAGCTGCGCGCCCCTGTTGGCGGCACCTTCGGACGCCTGCTGTGCCAATTGCGTGTACCCGAACTTTAGCTGATTCGTTCTGTTCTGCGCGTCAGCGGCTACACCTGCTTTAGCACGTACAGCGGCTTCCGTTAGCCCCGCCTGCATTCCGCCTACTACCGTAGTACCGGCTAACCCGCTGGCTATCATGTTGCTCATTCCCTGTGCCTGGCCGCGTTGGGTGTCGCGGTCTATGTCCGCACTCCGCGCCGCTATGAAAGCCTCCTGATCGCCCTGCAAATCGGAAGCCGTTTTTCCCATACTAGCAGCAGGTGCGGCACCGCCTTGGTTGGATGCCCTCCAGGCGGCTACCTCCTTATCATACCGCGCCTTCTCTCGATTCTCATAGTCTGACGGGCCTGCATACCGGATTAAGCCAGAACCACGGTTAGGATCAGACCGAGGGGTCGCAATTCCGGCCTTCTCAGCTGTCACACCAGGCGCAACATATGTCATTCCATAGCCTTTACTCATTACCCTAGTCTCCCTAAATACCGTTTACGTGCAAATGTTCTAAGGAGAACGACTGGTCAAGCGTCTCGTTACCGATAACTAGACCTATCCATCTTCCGAATATCTTGCGTCTGTCCACGTTGCCCTTTCCATGGCCAGGCGACGTGTGGGTCTTGGTGTACTTAGGCGACGTACCGGCTACCATATCAGTGATAACCTTCTGCGCGTTAGAGTCCACGTAAACTTCACAGTACAGATCGTCGGAATCGCCCGCCCCGCCGTCACCGTCGCCGCCCGCCGCTATGTCGATACCGGTTATACGGCGTGACTTACGAACCTTATCCGACGTCGCCATAGGACCGAATCCTATGTACGCGTCTATTGCCGTGTCACCGGACGCACCGGCGTCATCACTCTTCTCCGTCTTGTCCCATTTCCTAACATACCCATCCTGGCATCCAAGTAGCATGTAACTATCGGCGGGGTCGTCCGCGTCGAAGTCCAGCACGCTAAATGCGGCGCACTCTACCGGGTACGATTCTGGGAAGAAACCACCCGATCTAAGGTCCAAGAACCACGACTTGGACACACCCGTAGATATAACTATCTTCGTTACGAATATGCCCTTACCCTTTCTATCGTACGCGAACGACACCCTATCCGTACTGGAATTATAGGCGAGGTCTTCTATGAAATCTGGATAGTTTACCTTGGTGATGTTCTCTGCGGGGCCAAATCCTTTTGGTATCGCGAGTATGCCCTCTGTTGACAGCATGTACAGGTTGCCGTCGTCGTCCCACGTCCACGCGCGGGGCGCGAGTAAACCGGAGTTACGCAGCAGGTTTATGCGCCCACCGGCACATGGATTACCGAGCATCACGTGCAACTCACTAGCGCAACCGTACACCATGTAGTCGTCACTATACGATATCATGTCTACTATCGTATCGCCTACTTTACCGGCATCGGTGTTGTTGCCAGCTACCGCCGAACCCGCGTCATTCTGCGCGTACAGAAAGTCCCACGGGTTGTTTTGACGCGTTCCGGCCCATTGGTGCGGATACCGTATGTCCCTGGTAAGCCACACCCGGCCGATATGTAGTCTTACGACGCCAGAGTACACCGGCATGCTACCGAAGTTGGTGGTGTCGTTGCCGTACGGGGTCCACGCATACCAGTGGGGTCCAGCGGCTTCATCAGTAGTTAACGTAAATGAAACGGCGTCCCCGTTTTTGTTAGTGCCGGTCACTACCTCCGTGTCTATGAACATGTCACTGGTTATACGCTTGCCGTATATTGTGCATGCCCCGGCAGACGCAGTTATGTAGTCAACCACCATTTGCGCGCTATTCGTTCCGCCGTTCACTATGTCGCCGTGATACGGAAGATTAGCGCCTATAGCATCGGTAGTCAGCTTTGTGTTGGTGAAGTCTATAACACGATACTTATCGTGGTTAGCTACAAAGACCTGACCGTAAGCCTCGCATGCTGACAGGGATTTAGTACAGTCTATGTCTCCATCTGCGGCAGCGAGTTCGGTCAGGTCGTCAGGATCAGGTCCGTAGAATACTTTATCATTGCAGAACGTAACTAGATTACGTACGTATAGATTGTCGTCTGGATTTATAGCGGCCATGCCTACTCCTGTAGCTTTAGGAATCTGGTGTTATTCTGGTGGATCAGCGGGTACGCCCGTGACTGACGCTACTACCGTTACTTGCACCATCTCAACTACAGGACTGGTGCCACCTACCGCCGTGGTGTCACACTTGACAACGGCTGGCCGCTGGCCACCGCGCGCTCTGTCGTCCAAGGAATCGTAGGATCGGACGTTGCTCAGATGCGGAGATGTCCCTTCCGGCTGGCGCGTGGTAGCGCTACCCTTGTGATAACCTTTATGCGGGAATATCAGTTTCATAATCATCTCCGAAAAGAAAACGGGAGGGTACCGGGTTATTAGTCCGGCCCTCCCGCCAAAACCTGCGATCGAAGGGGTGGATGGTATTACGAGCGGGCACCCTCTTGGAGGATACGCACCCAGTCAACCGACATCTCGGCGTCCTTACTAGTGCCCTGTGTCTGGGCTACGAAACTTAGACACATTACCGCACTCGGCATGGTGTTGGCTGTAACGCCAGTCTCAACGAGTACACCGTCCACGTAGAACTTCGCAGAGGTCACGCCGTCAATCACAAAGCCTACATTGACATACGTGTCGTCAGTCAAGTCCCCTACATCTACTGTAGTATCTTGTTCCGATGTTTTTGAGACGATCGAACAAATCTTGTCCGTAGTACTAGCGCCATCACGATAGAATCCGCACTTATCTACGGTATCGTCCATGATGCCGGCGGCAATAAGTGTGGTGTCAACACCGGCCAATCCGACGAAGAATTGGCTAACCGCCGTGTCACAATCGTTGAACTTGACGCGGGCCTCGAATCGGATGGTGCGGCCAGCAAGAGGTTTGAACATACAGTTGATAAGCTGTACATTCACCCCGTCATCCTCCGCGTTATTACCGGCAGAGTCAACGAGCAGCACGCCACCGTCTTCGTCCGCTACGGTAGAGATTTCACCCGAATTAGCTATGGTTACGGTATAACCCATAGCCGTAGTTGGATCAATGGGACCCAGATAGTCGTCAAAGTAATAGATCCCTGCTGTGGGGTCCAGCATAATCTCGAACACCTTGGCATCATCCCAGATGAGCGGAGACGGTCCTGCACCGCCAGCGGTACCAGACTGCTCAGTAGCCGCGATATTGGTTGTAATCTCGGCACCGTCAAAAGCAGCCGCGATCTGTGCGGAACTAGCCACCGTGGCCAAGTTCTCTGCCGTAGCCGCTGCGTTGAAGTCGCAGTTTAGGACCGTTCCTTCGTTGTAGTATACCGACGTTCCAGTTGTACCGTCAGTGTGTATGAACTTACAACCAGGAGCATACCCAGCCGTTGTATCTACCGGCTTAGTGATGCCGTAGCATTCCGTGATTCCGTCTTCGGTTTCATTCACCGTAGCTACGGCGGCGATACCGGCAGGACCGGGAATACGAAACTTTTCGTACCAACTTAGAAATCCCAAATTATGTCTCCTTATTCATTGAAGGTCACGTTTTCTCTTATCCGGTATCGATCGATACCCTGCCCGTCGCTTACCTTTCCGAACCTACGCGGTGCGGAATTGGAGTCGATAATATGGGCGTACGGTAGTGCAACTTTCTCGAAGTACTCTACGTGCTTCGTCCCTAACTCTGCGTCCTCTGCCTCCATCTCGCACTTGGCCAAACACGCTTCGCGTATAGCCTCGTCAAACTGGAATCCAGCGGGATGCTGGTTGGCGGCTGGTTCGAGCAAGTAGATACTCCCCACAGCCGGGTTGGCGCCACCAGCGGCACCCTCGATATCCAACCAATCGGCTACCGTCACTGTACCAGTTATCGCTGTGTAATCGGTAACAGTAGCGTAGCTACCTTTTCCAGTACCAGATATAATCGTAGCTGACCAACCGTTGAAGTAATCGTCGGGCTCGGTCCTAGTGCTGTCCACCACAGTCGTATCGCTTATGCCCGTCGCCGTACCACCCTCTAGTCTCAACTTGTTGAATCCAACCACGTATGGAAACTGTACCGATTCGGCGGAACTAGGCTCGGGGTCGAAGATCATCTCCCACACCCTGTCACCCAGTGCTGGTCCAGTCGGCGTGTACGGTCTTAACGCCGCACGCTGCGGGTACCCGGTCTGTACGCTTAACGACCTGCTGGCTACCACTTCGGCGATGTCACGCCACTCTATAGTAGTGCCGTGACTAGAGTCGGCCACGTAGTGAATCTGCCCGGCTATCTGCCCGTTGAAATCGGCGGATAGCTTGTACCTAGCCGGATCACCGTCTATGACACTTAGCGATCTGCTTATGCGGTACACACTGGTGGTATCGGGGGTAGACCCACTCGATAACGCGGAGAACGTGAACTTCCCCAACGTGCCGTCGTAGTCGGTAACAACGGCGTACTCGTCTTCTCCGGTACCACCCGTGATCCACAGAGTGTAGGTGTTGAAGGCGTCGTCATCGTATGTGGTGGCTAGGTCGTCGTCTGTAAGTGTGGTAGCGGTACCCGCCGTAGCCGTACCCGACACAGACGGCGCAAATAGCACCGTTTGCGTTCGACGTGTCCATCGCCACTTACCCGACTTACGCGGTGGCCTGGCTATAAACATTCGGATGGCATCGTTGACCAGGCGGACGCACTCTCTAAGATTGAACGCGTCATCGGCTGGTATGTACGGTAGGCCGCTAGAGTCATAAGAGGCCACACCGTAATACTCTGCTACTGATAGGAATAGCTCCTGTGCTGATAATGCAGAAGTTGGCTCGGCCATAATGACTCCAGAATAGGCTTACAGGTAAAGCTCGGCGCAACGCACCCAGTCAACGTAGAAACCATCGGTAGCCGCAACGCCACTTCCGCATACAGTCGAGAGAAGGATATCCATATCTGTGTTGCCCGGCCAGTTAGCGTTAGTACCGGTGATATCGACGTCGTAGTCAGCGCCAAGATACACGCCGTCGGCGTAAAACTGAATGTAGGTACCCTGCCCCTTGGTAACGGTCTTGAATCCAACTCGAACCCAAGTGTTAGCGGCCAGCGTGATAACTCCGGTATCTGAGGACGCTGTACCCAGTGTAGCCTCGTTGTACACCAAAGTCAAGTCATCGCCGTCACCGGAAAGCTGCGCGAAGCCAATATAGTCTACATCGCTCATAGCAGAGGGATCGCCGGCCATAGCTCCGCCAGCAGTTTTAGCCTCACCGGGTTGGCATAGGCCAAAGAACGCACCCTGGTCAGTATTAGTAATCGTAACTACCTTCACGCGAGCCTCGAACCACAGGCCGTGAGCGTTACCAGCGGTGGGCGTGCGGAAGCGACCGACTACGTTATTGCCGGTGGTGATAGCATTGACGTCCGTGTCAGTACCAGACGCTTGCATAAACAACACGCCATCGTTGTCAGCTTGCAGCAGGACATCGGCCAGCACGTCACCTTCACTGTACACATACCAATCTATGTCGCCGATAACGTTACCCACACCGCTAACGAAAGCAGTTGCCGCAGCCTCGTTGATTACCGGAACTACACTGTTCTGGAAGTCATCGAAGACATGTTGACCCTTCGCGGGATCGTTAGCGATAGATCCTACAGGGCAATCATTCCATATGATCGGGCTAGGCATGCGGCTGGTTACAGCGGCGGCCGCACCATTGCGAACTATACTCATAATTACTCCTTAATGTGCGCCACCCGGTTCCACCGGGCGGC